CGAACATGTTTATCTCCTAAGACGATTAAAAAGTGAGCCTCAAATCGAGCGCTCATACAATTATATAGTAATAAATGTTAAATTACAAGCGTAAATCACTAGTATGCCGAGTCTATTTTAGCTTATTATGAAACTTGGTTCAAAAACTGAAAAAAGTGTAGAATCTAGGAAACTTAATTTTGACAGAACCGGTAAAATACCTTGGAATAAAGGTATTAAAACCGGTAATAAAAATTTAAGCTCCTAATTTTTCACAAGCAACAATAAATGATTTTACTAAACTGCTTCGGACAATATCTTCTGATGTAAAATTAATTCTAGTAAATTCGTCCATAGTTCCAGCCACATTCAAAAATTCTTGTAGTCCAGATACATCATTTCTTGTTTTCACAAGGTCGTTTTGTTTTAAGTCACCAACAAATATAATTTTAGACCTATGACCAGTTCTTGTTATTACCGAAGATAATTCATGCCAAGTCATAGATTGACACTCATCAACAATTATGATAGCATCGTCAATTGTTATACCACGAATGGCTGTTGTTGAAATGAATCTTGCATAACCTTGTTCTTTTAATCGTGTCCAGGCATCCGACCTATCAAATAAAGTTTGGCAAATTTCTACATATGGTTGTTCATAGATTTGCATTTTTTCTTCCAAATCACCTGGCACATAACCTTGATCTCGTACCTGAACTGCACTCCTAACAACAACTATTTTATCAAAGGAATTGTTCCTGTCCAAAGTTTCTTCTATTGCTTTGTAAAGAGCTAAAAATGTTTTACCGACTCCCGGACTTCCAAAAAGTCCTATAAAATAATCACCACGTTTATATGCATCAAAAAATAGCTTTTGATTTTCTGTTAATGGGTCAAATTTTTTAAGATCGTCTATTTTTATTCTTAATGAGTTTGTTGTTTTTATAGGAGTAACTTTGGTTGTTTCAATAAATGTGTTTGCGGTTTGTTTGCGAGCCATTGTTTTCCTTCTGATTGGTTGATGCGGATCTTTGTGTTGCCTCATAGTTTATTCATCACATGTGCCTTGTGTATTTTGCAACTGACCCAGGAATTGTAAAAATTTTCAGATAATAAAGCATCTCTTGTGAAAATCTCCTTTGTTTCTTTATATGAACATTCTGACCTAGTTTTGCACAAAAATAGTATTGTGCGAGTAAAGTTTTCTTCTCCTAGTTTTTTAACATCGTCTTGTAATTCTTTTGACGAAGACCAATAGTTCACCCATCCTGAAGACAGGCGAACCTTTTTCTTTTTACCTTTGATTTGTTTTGTGCCGGCTCGTGTGAAGAATTTTTTCCCCACATACTCGCGGCCATTGATGTTGTTGGTGATAAGATATACGAAACCAAATGAATCACCAATATCTTCCTCTGTAAACTCTTTATTATTATATATCCACATTAATCATCGTCACTCCGTAGTTCATCATTCTCTAAGAGTATATATGAACTACAGAACGGACAATATATTGGATCGTCTTCACAAATATTTTCATCATAAGTGATTGTAAACTCTGAGTTACAATCGTTGCATATATGATTTAATTTTGTCATCAGTTACACCATGATTGTTTGGCCTCGCCGTAATACTCACGAGCATGACCGTTGGCAATAAGACCTTGACGAATGCTCTGCCCGTTTACCAGAATGTCTCCCAATATACGGCCACCAAACTTATCCCATCCATAGATAATGACTTGGTGTTTTGAATGGGATTGTAAGGCTTGAGTTGTAAATTTACTCGCCAATTGTGCTCGTTGGTCTTCTTGTGGGCATTGTGCTCTATGTCCTTTTTCTGGCGTATCGACTCCATAGATTCTGACAGCCAGTTCTGGTTTGAGCGGAGCAGGTAGGAAGGGGGCAGAGATCACAATCGTGTCGCCATCACTTATTCTAATAACCTGTGCATCATATGTTGCTGACTTAGCAGGAGCTTTGCCCTGTGCAAACACTAGTATTGGCATTGCCAACAAAATCAATAAAAACTTTTTCATAATTTCCTTTTATAGTTATTAGACTCTAAAACTTTCACCGCAACCACAGCGGTCTCGTTCATTCGGATTATTAAATTCAAACCCTTCGTTCAAGCCTTTTCTTATATAGTCCACTTCTAAACCTTTAAGAAATACGGAAGTTTTTGGGTCTACAAATACTTTGCAACCATATGATTCCATGCAATAGTCATCTTCATTAGGCACATCAACATATTCTAAAACATATGCAAAGCCAGAACAACCTGTTGTCTTAACAGCAATACGAAGGCCTTCACCTTTGCCTCTACGCATCAACTGTTGTTTTACTTTGTTAGAAGCTTTTTCAGTTAACGATATCATGTTTTTTTCTATAATCTGCTATTGCGGCTTTGATAGCATCTTCTGCAAGTATGCTACAATGTATTTTAACCGGTGGTAAGGCAAGTTCTTCAGCAATTGCTGAATTACTAATTTTTCCCGCTTGGTCAAGTGTTTTTCCTTTGACCCATTCTGTAAGGAGGCTGGAACTTGCAATCGCCGAGCCACAATTGTGTGAACCGACTCTATTAGAGAAAAACACATGAGCACCATCCTCCAATTTTAAATCATAGACTACGACTAATTTGCCATCTCTTTCACATCCACGCAATTGATTTTGATGGGTTATTGCTGAAATGCCTACGATTTCCATTCCATTGTGAATAAAATTCTGCACTTCTGGTAATGATTGTGCAATATCTTCTACTGCTAAAAATAACGAGTCGTATCCGGCTGTGGCCAACTGCTTACGCCGGTCGGCTACATAATTTGATTCCTCAGACCGATCCTGCATAAATTTTGGCATCTGCTTTGTATATACTTCTATACACTTTTTCTTGCCAGGCACAATAAAGTCTGGACTTGCTGGACCAGATTCAGTCTGAATCCATATCTTGCCAGCACTCCATCTTGCAGCTACATTGTTTTCTTCAAATAAACTGATGTATTTTTGTTCAATACTAGTAGGTTTAGTCCAATCTCGTTGTGCCATTCCCTGTTGCCATTTTTCAATGTATGTTGGATTTGACCAATTTTTAATTGAAGCTGCACTTGAACGCTTCTTTTTAGTTGCTAAATCTTTACACACATACCCAGGTTGATTTTGTGGTAATACCGAGTGGTCAAACTCCTTATTCCATGCTGTCATTCTGACACTATTTTTTTGTTTAAGTGTAGTACGATGTCTGTTGTTAGTAAGAATCCTTAGTTCGTGCTCAGTTATCTCATATAACTCTTGTCCCACTTGTAGCTGTTGCGCTTCAATTGGTTTATTATTGGCATTCCAAAATATATGTTCCTTAGTACAAATTAATGAAAAAGTTCCGGGATTAATATTTTGTCTACTAGATTCTCGTTTAAACTCAATGATTAATAAATCATCAACATTAACTGAGTGTGTAATTATATCTCGTATTTTTTGATTAACAATTCTTTCGCCGTTCCACGCCAACACTTCATCGCCAATTTTTAAATCTTTTATTTTTTTAGTGCAGGTAGGAGTATTAACTGGGGCATTACTGGTTAAACACCCATATGTCTTGAAACGAGCATCTTCAATGATTTCTGTTTTTTTGTTGACAAGTATGCTCAAAGACATTACATCTCCACACGCTGGAGCTCCAACCATACCAACACCCACTTTAGATTGGTCTATATTTGGATCTTTTGCTAAGTTTCCTACATTTTTTGGATTTTCATAGTGTTCCAAAACTTTAGCACTATACGCCACTTGGTTTTCTCCTAGTTTTTGCAATATGTTCTGGTGTCATTTTTCTACCTTTTAATGATTCACTTATCTTATTTTTAGTTTCTTCTGACATTGTTTTGCCATAGTTAGGATTATTAGCACCTTTATTTCTAGTATGGCCTACATTTTTATCTTTTCTATTCTCTTTCATCAATTTGATGGATTCTAAACTGTGTTTTTTACCATACATTCCATTTTTTTCTTGGAATCTACCAGCGGTTTCGGATGTCCAACCGTCACTATCTATTTTTTCATTTTTATTTAATGGATTATTGATATTTTCTTTCAAATATTCATGTTCTCGTTTTTTTAATTCATCGGTAGATAAACAATATTCTAAAATTTCCGTCTTGAGTTTAATTTCATCTCGTTTACATTTTTTTACCCAATTTCCAGAACCTTGATAGTTGTCATTATATTTTGTTGAATGTCTTCCAATATAATAGTATCCGTCTTCGGAATATGTTTTGTATATATAGTGTTTAATAAAAAAACCTCCATAACATATTTATAATTTTTAGATGTTATGAAGTTACAAAAAATAAAAGTTAGTCTTTAATTACCATTATACCGCAAACGATGAACCGCAACCACACTTGTTGGTTGCATTAGGATTCTCAATCACAAAATTAGAACCCATTAATTCTGATTTGAATTTGATAGTTGCACCTTGTAAGTATTGCATACTCATTGCATCAACCAATACTTTTATCTTATCATCAATGGCGAATTCAAAGTCATCTTCATTCTTCTCTGATTCCCATGTGAAACCATATGAAAAACCAGAACAACCACCACCCTGTACAAAGACCCTCAACCCTTTAATAGTTGAATCATTCTCATCTATGTATAAGTCAGTTATCTTTTCTTTTGCTGAGTTGTCTAATGTTATCATTTGATTAAATTATCTCTGAATGTTTGCCATGCGTTATCCCATGACCACTTCGCACTACCTTTATGTATGCTTTTCCTATTCAATTGTAAACAAGAATCAATAGCATCACTTAAACTATCATTCATAAATCCTGTGACACCTTGTTCAATGACATCTTTTGGTCCATCACAAGGAAAAGCTGCAACTGGTGTGCCACAGGCCATCGACTCAATCATTACAATACCAAATGTTTCCCATTTACTAGGAAATACGAACACTTCTGCATTGGCATAGTAACGAGCCAAATCTACACCTGTTTTGAATCCTGTGAAATGAACATCGGGATATTTCTTCTTATAAGTTTCTAACATTGGTCCATCACCAACCATCACCTTCAAATAACCTGGATAATCAAGTTCAAAGAATGCTTCTAAATTCTTTTCTTTACTAACCCTACTTACACATAATATGTACTTGCTTGTTGTCTTAACTCTATGAGTAGGATTAAATATATCTCTATCAACACCTCTTGTCCATGATATGATGTTGTCTTTGAATCCACGACTGAGTAAATCTCGTTTCATTGTCTCCGTAGTGGTCAACACCTTACCACTATGTTTATGAAACCAGCGCACTAGAGGCCAAGTAACTGCCTCAGGTATGCCAAATAAGGCTCTAAGTCCCTCAGGGAACTTAGTATGATAAGCAGTATTGTACCTAAGATTATGTTTTGACAAATATTTTCTAGCAGACAGACCAACAGGACCCTCTGTGGCGATGTGGATATAATCCGCACCGACCTCCTCAATCTTCTCGCCCATTTTCCAGGTACAGGCAATCTTGACTTCGTTGTAGCCAGGACAATCAAAGTGGCGGAAGTTCCTGGGAGTAATGTAAACAATGTTATAACCATCCAGAACCGCACACGCCTCAATGTTTTTGTAAGTTGTGACAACGCCATTGATTTGATCTGGTAGGTTATCAGTTATTATCAATATCGTCTGTATCATTCTGTTTAGTCCATGTTATAATTTCCCAGCGGCCGTCATGATGTTCTACCAAGGCAGTACATGACTCAACCCAATCACCGTCATTCATGTATGTAACACCATCAATTTCTTTTATCTCTGCATGATGTATGTGCCCACAAATTACTCCATCATATCCACGTTTCTTACAGTATGCAGCTAGATTCTTTTCAAAATGAAATATGAAATCAACTGCTCTCTTTACTCTTGTTTTGAGATATTGACTAAGACTAAAGTACCGAAAACCAAAGCGATGCAGAAACCAATTGAGTTTGCTATTAAGCGTAAGAATGAAATCATAGGCCCTGTCTCCTAAAAATGATAACCACGGTGCAAGTCTGGTAATACCATCAAACAAATCACCGTGTGTAACAAGATAATGTTTACCATCTGCACCAATATGTTCTGCTTGATTCTGTATCTCTATTGAACCAAAACTGAAACCATATGGTATCATAGGTCTTAAAAACTCATCATGGTTGCCCGCAATGAATATTACTTTTGTCCCTCGCTTTGCGTGGCCGAGTACACGGCGTACAACATTGGTGTGACTTTGTTTCCATCGCCACCTGTTCTGTTGAATCTTCCATGCATCAATTATATCACCAACGAGATACAATGTATCACAGGTGTTATGTTTAAGAAAGTTATTTAACTTTTCTGCTTTACAATCTCTGGTTCCCAAATGCACATCACTAATAAAAATACTGCGATATGTTTTTGTCATCTAGTTAGTTTCGCCAGTTTAAGAAAACGAAATACTGTTAGCCACATCCAACCTATATCAAACTCCCACCAATTTTTACTGAGCTTGGCACTTGCTGGGTCCAAGTGATGGTTGTTGTGCAGCTCTTCGCCACCAATAACAATACCCCAAGGACTAATGTTGCGACTGTAATCTTTTGTTTCACCGTTTTTATATCCCCACCAATGACCTAATCCATTGATAACACCTGCAGCCCAGAACGGAATCCATATCATTTGAATACCCCATATCAATAAACCCCACCAACCAAATAGAACTACACTGAGCAGAAGGAGAAGGCCAATGCCAAGTCTAGAGTGAGGCTGATATAGGTGAAGCTCCAACCAATCAGCAGGAGTACCACGGCCGTATGTATCAACCATGATTTTATCTTTGCTTGCGTCATTGTATAAAAATGCTCCCTTGAATAAAACTCTTTTTAATCCATATACATGCGGACTATGTGGGTCACCTTCTTGATCACTATATCTATGATGCTTGCGATGTATAGCAACCCATTGTTTCGTTATCATACCAGTTGTCAACCACAACCAAAATCTCATAAAATGAGATAGAATAGGGTGAAAGAGTATGGCACGGTGTGCTTGACCTCTATGAAGAAATAAAGTAACACAAATTATGGTAATGTGTGTTACCACTAATGTGTATATAATTTCTAACATTAAGCGGCCTTAGCCCAAACATCATCACCCCAATCACCAGACAATGCACCCTTGGCATAATCAGTTACACGATTCTCAAAGAAGTTACCGTGAATAGGTGCGTTAATCATTTCTTCAACCCATGGTAGTGGATTTCTTTTTACTTTGAAAATGCCTTTAAGACCAAGAGATATAAGGCGCCTATCAGCAATATAACGGATATACTTTTTAACATCTTCTGGTGTTAGACCTTCCATTGGTCCCATATTAAATGCAAGGTCTATAAACTTATCTTCAAGTTCAACCATTTTTTCTGCAATGGTGTATATACGAGATTTGAGGTCATCATTCCATATTTCTTTGTTCTCCTCTATGTATGTACGGAACAATTTAATCATGTTCTCAGCGTGCATAGTTTCATCGACAATAGACCAAGTAACAATTTGTCCCATGCCTTTCATCTTACCTGTGCGTGGGAAATTCAACAACATAATGAATGAGGAGAACAACTGCATACCTTCTGTGAAGGCACTGAACACAGCAATATGTGTGGCTGTATTCTCTTTGGTTGTATTCTGTGCAGACAAATTCATAACATAATCATGTTTGTCTTTCATTGCCTGATATTCCATAAACTGATTATATGTTGTATCAGGCAATCCAAGAGTTTCAATCAAATGACTATAGGCCGCAACATGTAGGGCTTCACGAGCTGCAAAACCTAGCAGCATCATCCGCACTTCAGGTTGTGGAAAATATGGCAGATAGTTGTTAACATAACCACCCGCAACATCAACATCACCTTGTGTGAAGAACCGAAAGATGTTGGTAAGAAATTCTTTTTCTTGGTTTGTTAGTTTGTTTTTCCAATCTTTCACATCTTCTGCCATAGGAACTTCACTATGAAGCCAATGGGACTGTTCATGTTTCAACCATGCATCGTAACACCAAGGATAATTGAAAGGTTTGAAACTTGTTCTGTCTTCTGACAAATTACTTTTTCTTTTACTCATTGTGCCCACTCTTGTAATTGGTTGACGGTTTTTGAACCGATTATTCGTTTAATTTCTATGTTTTCATCAAGCATTACTAATGTTGGCACACTACGAATACCGTATTCTTGTGCAACATCACCATGTATATCAATATCAACCACTTCAATCGGTAATGCCAAGTTGGCATTTTCTAAATTCATTGCCAATGATTTGCATGGACCACACCATGATGCGGTAAATCTTAAAATTCTTTTCATTTTTTAATCCTTATTCATACATTACAGTGTCACTATCACCAATAGCCCATTTAGGATTTTGTTCCACAATATATTTTTTGGTGCAAACTTTGAAGTTTGGAAACTTCATTTCTTTTGGATTACTTGCAGCATCAAACCATATACAACGATTATTTGGTTGAGCTGCATATTGACCATTGTCAAGTTCTAAAAAGTTATATGACTTATGGTCTTCTGGATTTTCAGAATCACCCATATCTAAATGTTCATCTGATGCACAGTTGTCAACAGTAAACATGTAATTACCTTGATACCATTGTTTATCTTTAGCATAAACTTTTCCACTCAAATTTAATAGAAATGATTTTTGTATCACCGTAAGGTCATATGACAAGCAGTCCCATATCTGTAGGTGGTCTAAAGGTAAAAATTTTGAAGGTTCAAGGTTATCTGTGCGTGACACATATGCATGTAATGGTAGTTTATCATATAATGCGCCATATTCAGGCAAATACGATTCAATAAAAAACGCTCTGCGACTCATTGATTTGATTGATACCCAAATACAAGGTATATATTCACCAAAGCCAGATTCAAAATTATACAGAAATTCTTTTCTTATGTAACACCTAATTCTTGGTGTGTTTGCTACTAGAAAGCTCATTTATACTCCTTATTAATGTATTTCATTTATCTCTCCAAAAATTCATTAATTAAATCTAATAACATTTCATGGTGTGTCCCATTGTGATATTTACCTTTTAACCAAGAGTAACTATCATACCAAAACTGTTCACTCTCAGGATGGCAACCAATTAACATTATATTATTCTGTTTGATTGCCATTGGATAACCAGTTGTATCATATGCCGCAATCGTTTTGTGACTACCATGACCTATAAAAGTAGGACCATCATAGAAGAACATTTTTTCATAGTGTCCATTGAACCAGTTTGTAGGCATATTCTTTGCATGTGGCCTTCTTGTGCAGGTGTTAGGTTGTTTAATATACTGAACAACTCTTAGGTCATCAAGTATATCAAAATAATCTTTATCTGCCCAATAAGCACCCATGCAAATACCAAGATACTTACCACCATTTTTTACATAATCAACAACAACATCTTTATTGTTTTTCAATATGGTATCATATGAATCGGAATCACCGAAACCACCTGGAAATACAACCATGTCAACACCATCAAAAAAACCTTCTTCAACTTCATTCTTTGAAAATAGTTTGAATTTATAATTTTCTGATAGTGCTTTCATCACCCCATTGGATGATTGTACCGAACACTTTGGGTCACATACAAATAAAGCAATAGTTTTCATTTATCCCTCACAGGCTAAACAAACATCCTCACTTGCAAGTTGTTTCATATCAATTTCTTCAATCACATGGCGTTCAATTCGTTTTGATACTTTGTCAGCCTTTGCCAACTTTTCACTACGACAATAGTACATTGTTTTCAATCCTTGTTTCCACGCCTGAAAGTGTACTGCATGAAGATACTTCACATTCACATCTGGTCTGAAAAACACATTCAATGATTGTGCTTGGTCAATATATTCTTGTCTGTCAGCTGCGTGTTGAATAACCCATCGTTGGTCAATCTCCATGCCTGTTTTGAATACATCTTTTTGCCAGTCATCAAGGATATCTAGATGTTGACATGAACCATCATTCGCAATGATTGATGACCAAACATCATTATATTCTGTTTCAGTTTGTGTAAGACCTTTAATAATTCTATCTAACCACTTGTTCTTATTCAATGATGCACCACTCAAGGTGTCTTGTCTGTAAGCATTGGCACGATACGGTTCAATTGAAGGTGAAGTGTTACCCATAATGATAGAACTTGAAGCATTAGGAGCAATGGCGAGCATATGACTAAAACGCTTCCCTGTACCTACGGCATCAGGTGCTTCACCTCGTTCAGTACCTAATTGCAAATTGGCTTCATCTAGTTTACCTCTGATGTGTTGGAAGATTTGTTTGTTTCGTCCAACTGCTTGTGCTGATTCCCATGGGAAGTTGTTTCGTTGTAGATAAGCATGAAAACCCAAAGCACCGATGCCAATACTCCGCTCACGAATGGCAGAATACCTTGCACGCTCAACGGCGGAAGGAGCATGAAGAATGAAATACTCCAAAACATTATCCAACATTTCAGCAATATCACGCAAAAAATTAGGATCCGATTTCCATTCATCATAATACTCCAAATTAACAGAAGATAAACAA